GAAACCTATTTACCTGAATATGGAGCTATGTTTGATAAGCTACCTATATCTGCATTTTTATCAAAGCCAGTTACGCCTGAACTGGATATGAACTTACCTAACCTGCAATTTTGGAATTGTATGGATTACAATGTTACCGCTATACATAAACAATTTATCGGAAGCATGGATTTTGAAGTGCTGACAAGAGATTTTGGTATTGTTAAAGGCACATATGTATGCACACTGGATAATTACCATAATCAGCCTGACGTAATCGACTATAGTACCAGTGAAATTCCTGAAGAACATAAATCATTTAATTTGTTGCAGTTGAACAATGGACAATATTGTTTATATCCGAACAATAGAATGAGAATCTACGATAATAGCCTGACTCCTGAAAAGCCTAAGATGCCCGACTTTAAAGTTAGCACAGTTGAGTACCAAGTTGAGAACGGTAATAACACAAGGCTAGGCGATACTGACGAATACTTTTGGAAAACGAAAAAAGAATAAGTTAGTATTGACAATGTAGTTATCATTACATATATAGATTATATAGGTCTATCGTAAGGAGATAATTATGGACAAACCAATTCTAGCAAGCGAACTAATAACCGCTCTTGGAGATGCCAAAAAGAATATACTTGGATGGCAAGGCGGAAGATATGCAGAGGGCATGAGACGTAACGTACAGACTGAAATCGTTACTGCTCAAAAATTTGTATTAAGCAAAAGCCTTATTGAACATGCAGTGCAAGCAAGTATGTCAAAACCCGAAATACTTTTTAATATGTTGGAGCGAGGTATTCCTCCATTTAATTCTTTATGGATTGAGTGGGATGAAGTTTATCGTCAAGAACTATTAAAAAAGATTCATGAATCAAATGGTAAAACATATGATATAGGCGAGACTATTATGCCCGTTGGCTATCATGTTCTTAAACATAATGGCGATTATATTTATGCTTTATATACCAAGTACGAACCCGATAATAAAAGTTATATGGTATCACCACAGATCGGGTTTAGCATTGATAACGAAAAACCATTTAATAGATTAGATGCATCGGGTAATCCCAAAGTTATGTCTGAAAGTGATTGGTTAAGAGCATCATGGCAATCTACAGAGGCATATCTTGGCAGTTGGTATGCTCAAGAATATGGTAAAAATGGTACTAAAAAAGATAAATACTATTTAGATTTAATTAGACAACGAATTACTACAACACAAACTGCATCAATGCATTGGATGATAACTCAAGAAAAATTTGATCTTGGTTGGGATCAAAAAGAAATGAGTAAATTTATGGAAATCTCTTACAATGTTATGGAGGGCGATGGTAGGTTTATGATCGCACTACTTGGGTTGTTAAACTACGATTTAATCGCCACAGAAGAGGTAACACCACCTAAAAAGATAGATCATATAGCCTTTGGTCGTAAAGTGCCTAAGAACGAATATAAGGTCGTTACGATTAACTTACCAAAGCCTAGAGGTAAGAGGGTCTATTCTCGTATGTTTACGGGTCAAGGATCGCCAAAGCGAGAACATTGGAGACGAGGACATTGGAGAGTTTTGAAAAACAAGCAGGGTAATGTTCTTAAAAGAATTTGGATAGATCAACAAAAGGTCGGTAATCAAGAGTTGGGCAAGATTACACATGATTATGTATTAAATAAAAAAGATGCTTGACATGGTATTGAATACTATAGTAACTATAGAGAACTATCTTAACTAGCAAGGAAGGAAAGTAAGATGAGCAAAGAAGCAGATCAAGTATTAGAACTTTATAACAAACAAGTTTTATCTGTAAAACTTATTAATAAAGTTAAAGATCACATTACTAATGAAATGAAAGAATACAAGCAGTATATGGAATCTGATTATCAAGACAGTTTTCAAGATGCTTTGTTTGAGGGCAGAAACGAATATGCTGAAAGTTTATTAAATCAAATAAAAGAATGGGAGAAGTCATAATGAGCAAGTTATCTGACAAGCTACTTGAAGTAGAATTGTTCGTAGGCGAGCAGTTGCAAGACTACACAAACGAGCAAGTGTTAAAGCAAGTCAAGATCAAGTTTGGTACTGACATGTATGTAGAACATGCAAAAGATTTGCTTAATGAATTTCAACAAGAGGTTAACTTAGAAAGGTTGCAACCATGACATTAGTTAAAAGAATTGATATGGCATTGCACATACAAGAGTTGTGTGCAGTTGAAAACATAACTGTAAGCTATCAATCGCTTACAGAAACTGTTGCTAGATATTCAGCGATTCCGTCTAGGCGACACATAACTATTAGACCGACTAAAAACACGGGCTACTATGTATCTGCCTTGCATGAAATCGGACATATACTTGGAGATAATCAATCTCGTAATAACACAACAAAGGAGAAAGAAATTGGTGCATGGATTTGGGCAATGTTATCTGCGATTGTGTGGACAGATACGGCAGATAGAGTCATGGCTAAAGCATTACGGTCATACGGTGTTGAGCAAACTGAAATCGAGGCAATCCAAGAAAAATGGAATCCTTGCCACAGAGATGAGGAGCAAGACGTTGCGTAATCCTAAACTAATTAAACTTCATATCCAAAGGGCTACTCCATATAGGAGTGGCTTTATGGATAAAATTGTTCGGTTATTAGACAAGATAAAAGAATGGTAAAGCGAGCAAAAATTCATAGCACAAGCAGAGGTTGGGAAAAATCTCTTAAAAAATCTGCAAAGGTCAAAGAGCGCCAGCACGAAAAGCGAAGAATTGTTCGGTTGTTGAAAGAGGAAAAAAATGAAAAATACTGATGAAGAAATGTTGTTCGAGGATGATCCAAGAGCCATAAAAGAAAACAATAATGATGCAGAACGATATGTAAGAAAGCCAATTGAAGTACATTTTGGTGTGTCTGAAGTGGCTAGTATGGCATCTAGGGGTAGTAATTACTACAAGTACAAGCGAGGGTCTTCTAGCAATGGCACTCGATATACCTATAAAAAGGGAGGTGATAATGGGTGAATATGAATGTATAGATTGTAACGAAATGTTTTGGGCTGATGAACCGCCTCACCCTAAAGATCAATGTGATCGTTGTAGGGAAGAGGAAAAAGACAATGGTTAAAATGTTTGTCCTCATATGTGTCGTTTGGGTTGAGGGTAGTCGCTACGATGGTGGCGAACAAAAATGCATGATGCATGAAAGCCAAGTGAAGTATATGACGTTGGATCAATGTCGTAGCGATATACCTAAAAGCGAACAATTAATAGAAGGTGCTATATATGATAACTTTGGCGAAGAGCCTATAAGCCATGAAATTATGGCTGGATGCTTTGGAGGGGCGTAATGATTAGAAAAATACCAAAAGAAAAGTTTGTTATCCATTGTAAGGAAACAAAGTATTATATGGTTGAGATCGAAGCTGATAACTACGATCAAGCCGTTAAACAATGGGAAACTATAGCTAAAAGGCGTGATTACACTACGCTTCATAGCAACATAGAAACTCAAAGCGTGAGTCAAGAAGTATGATAGATATAAAGATAGGCGATTGTCGGGAAGTGTTGAAAACCTTACCCGATAAGCATTTTCAAACATGTGTAACAAGTCCGCCATATTACGGGTTGCGTGATTACGGAACGGCTACTTGGGTAGGTGGATCGGAGAATTGTTCGCATGAAGGAGCGTCTCTGGGAAATAATCGGAACTTCATTGATGAAGGCGGTAGAGGTAGCAACAAAGCTAGTTTATCCACAGGCGACTGCATAAAATGTGGTGCAAAACGAGTGGATTCACAGATCGGACTGGAAAAAACACCCGAACAATTTGTCGAGTCGCTGGTCAATGTGTTCCGTGAAGTCAAGCGTGTGCTTAAAGATGACGGAACTTTATGGTTGAATCTAGGCGACAGTTACTCTAGTGGCAGTAGAACTAGTACAACGAATCAAACTGTTCGGGGTAATACTGACTATGGGGTTAAAAGACCACCACCCATTGTGGGTATAAAGCCCAAGGATTTGATCGGAATCCCGTGGCGTGTGGCGTTTGCCTTGCAAGCTGATGGTTGGTATTTGAGGCAGGATATAATCTGGCACAAGCCCAACCCGATGCCCGAAAGCGTACAGGATAGATGCACAAAAGCCCATGAGTATATATTTCTTTTGAGTAAAAGCCCTTATTATTACTACGATAATGTGGCTATCAAAGAAGAAGCACAGGATTGGGGAATTCGAGACCGAACAAATGGTAAATATCATAATGAAGGTACTGGGTTAAATCCGCATACTGGTCTGGAAAAGTCTTATGAGACAAAGAACAAGCGTAGTGTCTGGACTGTTAACACAAAGCCCTACAAAGACGCTCACTTTGCCGTGTTTCCTACAGATTTGATCGAACCAGCGATACTGGCTGGATCTAGCGAGAAGATTTGTTCGGGTTGCGGGAAGGCGTACAGGCGTGAAATGGTCACAACTGACGTTCCAGACAGAACTGTTCGGGATCATATGGTTGGCGTTATACCTAAACGAGATAAGCCCACTCGTATGAATAGTAAGAATATGTTGTCGCTGACAAAGGAAGACAAGGGATTTGTTAAACAATGTGACTGCGATACCAGTAAAACCGAACAAGATCGGGTCTTAGACCCCTTTGGTGGATCGGGAACAACTGCACTGGTTGCTGACAGGAACAATAGAGATGCAACCGTTATTGAGCTAAACGAGTCGTATATTGAAATAGCTAAGAATAGACTGGAAGGCGATTCACCGCTTTTCGCAAATGTGGAGGTGAGCTAATGGCTAAGAAAAAACAGAAGAATTGTTCGCAATGCAAAGAAAAAATTGTTATCGGCATGGAACTGGTGATGAATAACCGAACAATTTGTCTTGGGTGTGCCGTTGAGAAAGGAATAGCTCAACAATGGCAAGCTCCCATAAGCCATGTACTGAACTGTGAATATGATGTTTATTCCTGTCCAGAATGTTACAGGGATTACACCGAAATGATGGAACATCTGGGCTATGTTTGTACCCTTAATGGTACGTTCTATAAGCCTACTGATGACCCCAAAATTGTGGTGCTTTATGAGTGATTTACTTACCACTTACCAACATACACGGGAAGTAGATTTGGTCGGTAAGTTGTAAGTCATTGAAATTGTTCGGTTTTTTGAAGTAACTTACGGAGGTTACTTCTTACTACGGTAAGTTAACTTTAGGTCGTAAGTCATTGATTTTACTCCTACTTTTTTACTTACCGAACTTACCCCCTAAAGGGGGTATAAGAGGGCGGTAAGTAACCCGCCCCTCTTACCCTATTAAACTAACGTAGAATGGAGACAAAACAAGATGCCAAAAGTAGCTGAGAACTTAACGAAGGAACAACGACTCGCTGGGTGGAAACGACTCACTGATAAACAGCAAGACTTTCTGAATAACTTTATGCACAAGGATATGACGCAGACGCAATCGGCACGATCAGCGGGATATGCAAATCCAGGCGTTGACGCAGTAAGGTTGTTGCGTAATCCAGTTGTTCAGGAACGCTATCAGGAAATGCGTGAAGAAGCCCGTAGTCGCTTCGGGGTAACAATTGATAAATCTGTTCGGGATTTACTGAAGATGCGTAACGAAGCGTGGGAATCGGGGAAGTTTGGTGAGGCTATTCGGGCTGAAGAGTTGCGATTAAAGGCTACTGGACTGCTTGTAAATAAGGCTCATGTGCTACATGAGAGGACTGACAGTATGACAAGGGAAGAAATACTGGCAAAACTACAGGAATTCCAAGACATAGCCCAGAAACGCATGAAAGTAGCCACAACCACCCATAAAGACCCAGACTTGATAGAGCAAAGTAGCGTGAAACCCATAAAATAGCATATTTACTTAGACAGGGTGTGTGAACGGAGACCGAAGAGTTGTTCGGATCGGGAGCTTATCGGGCTGGATCGGGGCTTAATCGGAGAATTGTTCGGTTTCAGGCAGGTAACTCCCCTGTGAATCGGATCGGGATCGGGCTTATCGGGATCGGGATACCGTACAATTGTTCGGGGAGCTTCAGGATCGGGAGATCCACCTCCTGCTGTCCATCCTCCTGCGTGAACAATTGTTCCACGCTGGGCAGGTGAGCTGTCGACAGCGCCGTGACCTGCTAAAATGAACAATTGTTCGGAGTCACCCTCCAGACAGCAGGATAAAAAAAAAGAGCAGGAAAACCAAAACCCGCTCTTTTTACTTTTACAATTAAACAAAGGATTATTTAAATGCTTGATACTATATTATATAGCAACTGTTACTAACTATTACAAGAGAATAAAAAAATTAATTTAATTATTGAATAAAATCAATGACTTAGCAATTTAATTAAATTAATTTGCTTTTTTTTGTATAATTTGTTTGACAGATGTTGTAATGATTGCTACAACAATATTAACTTAAACAAACAAAAGGAACTAAGCCAATGAAATTTACTAAAGCAATGGAATCAAATGGAACACATCTTCAAGGTAATGTTGGAGCAACTTACCAAGAGCTAGTAGAAGTTTTTGGAGAGCCAATCAGATATGATTCAGATGGTACAACACACATGAGCAACAAAGTAGATGCTGAGTGGAGAATAGCTTTTGAAGATGGCACAAAGGCGACCATATATAATTATAAGAACGGACTTAATTACTTAGGAGCAGAAGGCAAGAGACTTAGTGAGATAAGTATGTGGAACGTAGGTGGTTATGATGAGAGAGCCGTGACACTAGTTAATGATGAGGTTATTGATTGGCAACACAGATTACACGACACAGGCAAATCAACGAACAATTTAGTAAAAGCCTAATTGTTCGGAGAGATCGGGGATTTGCTTCCCCGATTTTTTTTCCAGCAGGGTGAACAATTGTTCGACCTGTAGAACTCCCCAGCAGGTCACGCACAGGTGAACAATTGTTCGACCTGCACAGGCTGGAGCAGGTAATAAAAAAAA